AGGTTGAAGCAAAGCTGATTGTGTTTTAAATATATCAGCAGCTTTATCTTCTGCACTACCAACACCTCCAAACAAAGACATAGGTCGTTGAGTATTGTTTAAAAATCTTTCTAAATAAGGTTGCGATCTATTTAAACCAGCTTCACCCAAATCAATTAGTCTTGGATCTAATGTAGAACTAAAATTAAATTTATTACCACTAGGTGTACCAGTAGTAGTACCTACTTGGCTTGTATAAGTGTAAGGTTGAAACTGTACAGGTGTGTATGGTGATGCTGGTTTAGCTTTTGTACCACCTCCACCTCCTGTTATACTACTTAATGCCTTACCCATTATTATTTACTCCTTTAACAAAGATTGTTCTGTCGTTACCTTCAAAGTCTTTTATAACTCCAACATATTTGAATCCGTACATATCTAAAAACTTCCTGTGTTTGTTATCATTATCTATCTGTGCTGCAAAAATAGGTCTGTTGTATTTTTTTAATAAAAAATCTAAATGTATTTCCATTTTCTTTCTTGTACTCTTTAACCACTTATATACATCACAGTGAATAAATAACAAATTGTTGTATTCTTCTAAGTACAAAGTAAAAGTTTTATCCTTTACTACAGGAACTTTATCCATACTACGCAGTACGCTTCCACATATATACAGCAATAAATGGTTGATAGTTAGCGTTAGTAGTAGTGCCATTAGTTACTGAGTGAGTGTGTGTGTCAGATGTACTTGCATTATTAGTAAATTGTAATCCAAAACCACCAGAAATACTTAAAATATCTGCATTTACAGCACCTGATTCTCCTGTTTCTGGTACGGCTACAGGGCCAGCAGAATTAGAAGTTTCTGTTGTACGAACACTTGACAAATTACCTTGTCTAGTTTGTGCTGCTGTAAGTGCTGTAGCACCAGTAGTTGTATTAACAGCAGGAGAGTCAGCACTACCACCTGTTTCATTAACTGCATCAAACAGTGTATTACCACTATCAACACCAACCATAACACGACCAGCACCATATGCTTCCCATGTACCAAATCCTAATAGTGTAGCTGGGTTAGTAGAAACACCCGCTTGTGTATAAATAGTTCCTACAGGAAACAAAGCTGCTTTAGCTGTTGCAATAGCTGTAGTAATAGCACTTGTTACATAAGCTGTTGTAGGTATTTGTGTATTATTTGTAGAAGCACTTGGTGTAGGTGCTGCTGGTGTACCAGTTAAGGTTGGACTATTAATATCAGCTTTAGTGTTAACTGCTGTTTGAATAGCACTAAACTCATCATTAATTTCAGTACCTTTTACAATCTTATTAGCGTTACCTGTACTAAGGGCATCTTTGGCTGCAAAGTCTGTTGTTTTTGAATAATTACTCATTTATATAATCCTACCTAATTTTCCATAAATATCTACTTTTTGTATACTCAAAGAACCACCATCAATTTTTGATTCTATACCTAATTGAAAGATGCTTCCCGAACCTGATACAGATGAATCTAATCTATCTAATGATATACCTGCTTGATACTGTGCTACATTTGTTGCATTTGCTCCGTACTCTGCTATTCCGTATTCTGACACTGGTATATCTTTTATTGTAAACGGAAACGAGAAGTAACTTGTTACATAATCAAAACCAGCTTTTAAATTAAATGGTTGTGCAGTAGAACCAATAACAGTAACAGCAGCCCGTTTTAATAACTTGTTTCTATTTGGTTCATTTAAATCAAAGTGGTTAGTAAAGTAACTCATAGTGTAAGGAACAGAGTTATCCGTAAACCCACCATACTCTGCTATGCCATTAGCTTGTGTAACATACATTTCTTTAGTTGTTTTATCGTAAACAAAATCAGTGTGGTCTAAGTTGTTCCAAGTTGTTACTCTATAAGCACCATCTTCTAGTGGTCTACGAGTATCAAATACATAAATAGTTTTTGCTTCTGGTAAGAATAGTAAGTAAAACGCTTTCTCAGGAAAGTAACAAGACTTAATTAAACTAAAGTTAGATTCTCTATTTACAATACTTAAAAAAGAATCTCTTATGTTTTTAGATAAGTCATTTAACTTAGCTGACTTTTCTTGTATTGTTCTACCTAAACTTCTTAATCCTGTAGCAGATAAAAATAAAATATCTGCACCTGTGTTTTGTATTGTATCTCTAGTAATACAACCTACACCTTCTAATACTTCTACTAAGGTTAGAGTGTTTACATCAAAGCTACCTTGAAAACTATCGTTATCTTTAAATATAATAATATTGTTCTTACAAAATATAATTAAATAACCATTGTGGCTACCAAGCCCTGTAATGACATCTGAGCCTTTTGGAAGCACACCTGCTATGTTGATACTACCAGCACTACCACTACCCCATTTAGTACCTTCTAGGAGGTCTGAGAAGAATACAGTAGTCTTGTTAGTGGCAGTGTCTGCTGCCCATAATCTACCATACGCACTCATTACTATGTTTGCACTAGGTACACTACCTGTATAATCAGCGTGTTGGTCTATGCTTTTAAACTCATTAGCAGTAGATTCATTGGTGTAGTACAAAGGCTTATAACCTGATTGAAAGAAATAAGCTCTATCATTTAAGGTTACACACTGCCAGTTACCTGCTGATATAGTATCAGTTGTAGTAGGTGTTATTGTAGTAAGTGTACTAAAACCTTTTTTAAATGTAGTAGCGTTCCAAGATATAAAAGTATTAACACCAGCTACATCTAAGAAGGGGTGCATACCTAGTAGGTTAATACCATCACTACCTGTTGTACGATAAAACCAACCTTCTCTTGCACCTAGTCTACCAAATTCATCAATAACACAGTTGTTTGCATCAAGAGCAAAGCTAGGGTCATTAGACAAACTAGACTCTTGGGTATTTAAACCTAAAAATGCTGGTGCTACTAATGATGCTGTTACTAATTCTTTTGCCATATTAGTTTGTACTCACAATAAATGGTACTTCTTCAACTGTAAGGATACAAGAAACTCCTGTACCACCTGCACATGAACCTTTAATTTTATAACCTGCCTCTAGCATTACATAACCACCATTCATTTGTAATTCTATAAAGTCACCAGAGCTTAAACTCTTATCACCTAGCACTGTTATCTCTGTAGAATCAAAGTTAATAGTTACATTTGTATCGCTTCTAGTAGAACCTGCACTGTTAGATACAAAAATAAGAACTAACTTTGCTCTCATATTATTAGGTACTGTATATAAATCTGCTGCTGATGATGCTAGTGATTCTACAAAGACTGTTCTAGCTTTCATACCACACTAGCTCCTCTGGGTGTTTGTTACCATCTAAAGTTACTGCATCTTGTAAAGCATTGGTAGCTCTAGCATAAGCACTAACAGGATTGATACCACCATCTTCACCACGTTCTTCTACTGCCATTGCATAAGCTAGTAGCTCTACTGGTTTAGTTGGTACAGTTAATGTATCAGCATCATTTACTAAATCATCTGACCTAAGTACACAGTTAAATCTAATTGTGTATGCTTTGTCTGGTATAGGATATAGGTCTACTTGTGTATCACCATCAGCACTAACTCCGTTAAACGAATAGTAGTAAGGTGAGCCTGTTGCTACATCACTACTCAAAAAGAATTTGTTAAAATCGTGTGCTGCTTTGTAATCTAAGAAAAAGTTATCTGTTACATTTGTTGCATCTAATACTGTTAAAGCATTTAAAGAACCATTTAGTTCATAGTTAAAAATACCATTAGATGTAGTAGCACTTAATGTAGTTCTTAATGCACTCCAGTTCCAAGCATTTTCTACTGATTCTTTTGCATCATTAACAAGTACAGCTATCAAGCTAGAGTAAGAAGATTCATTGACTGTTGATACAGTACGCTCTCTTAATCGTTTTAAAATGTTATTAACTATATCTAAGTAAGTCATATCTTGTATCCTAATTAAACCATTTAGAGAATAAGGTGCTACCAAGACCACCTAATCCCATTGCTATAAATATAGCTCCAGCAAACATTCCCTTTCCTTTAGCCATTTGTTTTTCTAATTCATTTACTCGATCAGATAGCTGAGTACAAGTTCTATTCATTTCACTTATTTCATTATTGAGCTGAGTAACTACTGCTACTAACTGTCCTGCTTCGTAATCTGTCATGTTAGACATAAATAATTAACCTATGGTTTTGGGTTATCTGTTTTAACTTTAGCTATTGCAGTTGCCCAAGTAGTTGTACCATTAACACTATCCCAATATTGCATATCTAGTTGGTCTTGTACTGATGGATACTCTAAAGACCTAGTACGCTGGTATGCTTTTGCATCATAAACTGCTTGTAACCTAATAACCTCTGCTGCTAGTTCATCTGATGTAGGCTCTGTTTGTTCTGAATCTAACCAATTTAAACTACTTCCTGTTAGTGTCCACTCAGCATTTGGTTTTAAAGATTGTAGTGCATCTGTTGTAGTAATTTCGTTTGCCATTATGCTCCAATCTCCATAAGTACTATATTTGAAACTTGTTCTCCATCTCCATCATCATACTGCGCTCTAACTACTCCGCTACTTGTTTTCATTTGAATTTTATAAGTAGTAGCACTTGTAGTAGAAGGAGAATCTAAATAACTATTATTGTTATAAAAGATTATTTCTGGATTAGCTGAGTTCCAACCAATATATCCATAAACTTGTACTGCTGTTGTTGCTCTTACAAGTTGTAATTGTGTTCTTGAAGAAGATGGTGTAGCAATAAGAATTCCTTGAGCAAAAGATACTAAAACTTTACTAGATGTAGCTGAAGGAGTAATTGATGCTGTTAATCCCGTATCAACAAAACTAGCTGATGTTGAATCAACTTGTGTTGTAGTAGTTGCATGAACAACTTGTAATATTTTACCCCCTGCTGGTACTGCTGCACTTGTCCAAGCAGAACCATTAGAAGTTAAAACATTACCAGAAGTGCTAGGTGTTACATAACCTATTACATCATCATTAATCTGTACTCCAAGATTATCTCTTGCTGTACTTACATTTGCTAAGTCAGATAGGTTACTAGCTTTAGCTGCAGCATTATCTGCTTTAGTTCCTTGAGCAGCAGTAGCATAATCTGTACTTGCTGTAGTTGCAGCAGTTCCTAATCCTAGTGTAGTTCTAGCTGTACTTGCATCTGCATCATCTATTAGTGTACCACCAAAAGTAGATACTGCTGACGCTGCTAGAGCATTGTCTGCTGTAGTTCCTTGTGCTGCTGTGGCGTAAGCTGAAGATGCTGTGGTAGCTGCTGTTCCTAAACCTAAGTTAGTTCTTGCAGTGCCAGCATTAGCTAAGTCTGATAGATTGTTTGCTTTGAGTGCTGCTGTTGATAGTTCTGCTGCCGCTGCTGTTGCAGAGTTGGCTGCTGCTGTGGCACTTGTAGCTGCGTTTGTTGCACTTGTACTTGCTGCACTAGCAGAGTTACTAGCATTGGTTGCTTGTGTTGAAGCTGTGCTTGCTGAAGTAGCTGCATTAGTAGCAGATGTACTAGCTTCAGAAGCCTTAGTTGTTGCTGTTGTAGCAGATGTAGCTGCATTTGTTGCTGATGTAGCCGCCTCACTAGCTTTAGTAGTAGCTGTAGAAGCACTGCTTGCTGCATTAGTTTCTGCTGTTTCAGCATTAGTTTTTGCTGTTGTTGCACTTGTTGCTGAAGTTGCCGCTGCCGTAGCTGAACTTGCTGCTGCGGTAGCTGAATTAGAAGCGTTAGTCGCTTGTGTACTTGCAGTAGATGCAGATGTACTTGCATTACTTGCAGAGGTAGAAGCACCAGAAGCAGAAGATGCTGCTGCTGTTGCTGAGTTACTTGCATTAGTTTCTGATGTGCTAGCATTACTAGCTGATGTACTGGCTGACGTTGCACTTGATGCTGCTGCTGATGCAGATGTTGATGCTTCATTAGCTTTTTCTGTAACAGAGTTAATTGTTACATCAGTGTTTGCATCACCTGCTCCACCATCACCACGAAATATTGCCATCTTGTACTCACTATATAATATTAAATAAAAAGCAGCCCCCGAAGGGGCTACCCATCTATCTTAGTTCCTAGTTTTTAGGTACAGAGATAACTAGACCACTTTCTGGTCTAACTGTTTTAACACCATATAGAGTGTCAGCAGTCATCAAATCACCCAAATACTCTTGCTTGTATTGAGTTTGTGTACGAACACCGATTTGTTCTGCTAGTACCATTGCATCTTTCTGAGCCATGATAGCACCAATAGTATCAACAGCAGATGCTGAGTTAGCACTTGCAGTTTCAACTACAGGTAGGTTGTTAGACACATAAATGTCAACACCATAAAGGCTACCGATTTGACCATTAACAACACCTCTGTTATCTACGAAGTCAGAAGATTGATAGCGGTCAATGCCCATGATAGTAGTACGAACACTTGGTGGGATAACTAAGAATCTTCCGTCCAT